TGGTTAGAATGGGTTATTGAACATTGGAAGAATCAAAAAAGAGGTTTGACAGAAAAAAGTAGAACTGTCGGCCTAACATGGCTCAGTGTTGCATTAGCTTGCACATTGTGTTTATTTAATGATGGAATGGTTATAGGATTTGGTAGTAGAAAACAAGATTATATTGATGAAATTGGTAATTTAAAAGCCATATTCCCGCGTATAAGATATTTTATGCGAAATCTACCTTCAGAACTTATCGGAGATTTCAATCTTGATCGTGATATGCCATTTATGCGTATTATATTTCCTAATGGTAGTCAGATTATCGGCGAATCTGGAGACGGTATAGGACGAGGCGGCAGGGCATCAATGTATTTCGTTGATGAGTATGCTTTCTTTGAACGACCACAATTAACTGAAAATTCATTGTCAGACGTAACTAATTGTCAAATGGATATTTCGACAGCTAATGGATTTGCTAATCTATTTGCTGAAAAAAGGCATAGTGGTAGAATAGATGTATTTACATTTCATTGGCGAGATGACCCTAGACGTGATGAAGAATGGTACAAAAAAAAATGTGCTGAATTAGATCCAATTGCAGTAGCACAAGAATTTGATATAGATTATCATGCGTCGGTTGCTGGCGTAGTAATACCTAGTGCATGGGTGCAAGCTGCCACTGATGCGCATATTAAATTAGGTATAACACCTTCCGGCATTAAAAAAGCCGCATTAGATATAGCAGATGAAGGCCCCGATAAAAATGCATTTTGTGGACGACATGGCATACTTATTGAATGTCTTGAAGAGTGGTCAGGTAAAGGAAGTGATACATTAGAAACATCTGCCAAAGCATTTAATTTATGTGATACATGGAATTATAAGCAATTAGATTATGATGGAGATGGAATGGGAGTGGGTTGTAGAGGACATGCTCGATTATTAAATGAAACCAGAATTGGTAATAATAAGATTAATGTTACCCCATTTCAAGGTAGTGGTGGTGTTGTTGATCCTGAACAAAAAGTTGTAGGAACTGATAGATTAAATAAAGATTATTATACAAATAGAAAAGCTCAAGCATGGTTTCAATTACGGAATAGATTTCAAAATACATATAGAGCGACTGTAGAAGGAATGACAGTGCCACTTGATGAAATAATATCAATTCCTAGTAGTCTGCCTGCATATCAGAAATTATGTCAAGAACTTTCCCAACCCACATATTCGCTGGGTGGAACTGGTAAAATTCTTATCAATAAAAAGCCAGATGGTGTAAAATCACCTAATTTGGCGGATGCAGTCATGATAAATTTTGCTTCCACAACTAACAAAACTATAATGTTTACCGAAGCCGATATTAGAGCATTAGAAAGATTGTAAAATAGTTTTATCCGCCCGGTGGACAGGTCTAATCAAACCATTGGCATTACTACAAAGTTAAAAAACACAAAATATACCATAAATGATATAAAAAGGTTATAAAATGGCAACCAAAAAGATTTTTACCGATACGAATATAAAAGCTGCTCAAGATCAAAAAACTAAAGAAATGATGTATAGTGCTGCGATGTTATCTATCATGCAAGATGCAGAAAAGCATTCAACACAAAGATCATTGGATACAAAAGCTAATTTTCAGTATCCACAAGTTATGGGATTAGATGGTAAACCAACTACAGCAGATAAAGTAGCGCAATCTATCACGTCAGATATGATGCTTGATAGTTCTCCGATTAATAATATTGGAGGTGGATTATCACAATTTAATGAATTTTATTTCAATCGAATTAATACCTTATTAATAGATAACATATTTCTTGGTTATGCCGAGTATTCATTATTAGCTCAAAATGGTGTGTTATATAATATGTGTAATACTCCAGCTACTGAAATGACAAGAGAATGGATAGAATTTGTAAATACGGGTAAAGATGATAAAACCGATAAAATAGCAGAATTAGAACGAGAATACGAACGTCTTAATGTACGTGATTTATTTCAACGTGCTGCATTCTTTACTTTTAGCCAAGGTGGTATATTAATGTATCCTAAGCTACGGGGTGATGAAGAAAATAACGAACTTCAACAAGAATTATATATTGATAATATGAAAATAGGTAAAGGAGATTTAGAATATCTTACTCTAATCGAACCTATTTGGTATGTGCCTATTAGATACATAACTGATAATCCATTATCAAAATGGTTTTATAAACCTGAATTTTGGACTGCTATGGGTCGTATTTTACACAGCTCTCGTGTATTCCAATTCATACACAATGAAGCTCCTAATATTATTAAACCACAATATAACTTTAATGGTATACCAATGATGCAACAAGCTATACCATTTGTAATGCCTTTTGAAACAATGCGTAATACTATTATTGAGATTGTCCAAAAACTTAATCTAACTGTATTAAAAACAGGATTACAAGCTATTGTTACAGGTGCCGGTACTCAAGATCCTAATACTAATTGTAATGCAGGTGCTAATTTAGGTACTAGAATTAGAGCATTAAATGCAACAAGAACCAACTCAGGTACTTTAGCAATTGATATGGAAAATGAAGACATAATGAATTTGACTATGTCTTTACAGGGATTAGATGAGCTGTTTAGTAGATATGCTGAAATGATGTGTATTATACCTAAATTACCAGCTACTGAATTCTTGGGTGTTAGTCCTCGCGGATTTAATGCTACAGGTGAATTTGAAATGAAGAAATACCACAGACATATTAGATCATTACAAGAACAAGTATTTAGACCACATTTGATTAAAATACATCAATTAGCTCAACTTAACATATGGGGTGAGATTGATCCAGATATCAAGTTTGAGTTCAAAAAATTAGATGAAGCTAATGAGCTCGAAGAATCTACAATTAGACTTAATGCTATGACCGAAGCTACAGGTTATGCAGGCGCTGGTATAGTTACACCAGAAGAAGTGCGTACTAAAATACAAGATGATGAATCTAGCGGCTGGAATGGTTTAGAAGAACTTCAAGAAGAAGACGAAAACGAAGAATTAGAATATAAACCACCAACTACTAATTTATCGGGTACTAACAGAGGTGCAAAAAGTAATGAACCCTTAGGAGTAGCAGCTAGTTGGACTTCCGAAAATAATGGGGTTGCTGTATAAAGATGGGAATTGTTAATTATTTACTAGATAAATTTGCCAAAAGAAATAGGGTAAATAATAATCATATTGATTTAGGGCCAATAAGACCAAATTATGCTATTCAAAATGCCTATCGTATTAAATTAGTAAAATTAGTTAATAAAATGATGGATGATGTTATTCCTAAGATATTAGCTAAATACGAGTTTCACGAAGCACCAATTAGTAATATTGTGGGGGATGGAATAGTAGAAGATATCGATCAATATATAGTAGCTATTATAGGTAATTGGCAATTATATTTTGATAACATTTCACAACCCCTAGCCACAACATTTACCAATGACACTAATAAAAGCCTTAATTATCAATTAGTTGCTAAAATTGCACCATTAAAAGAACTATCACCGAGCACATTTGATGAATTCCGCATTAAGATAAGCTCTAATACTCAAAGATTAGCATTAGCTAAAGAAGCAACTATACATGAAAATGTCAATCTTATTCGTAATTTACCAGAAAAAGCTATGCAACAAATACAGATAGCTACCACTATAGCCATATCACATGGCGGAGATGTTACTTATCTTAAAAAAGAATTAATGAAGATAAAAGGTATTACAAGTCGAAGAGCTAAGAATATAGCCATTGATCAAAGTGGTAAAGCTAATAGCACATTGAATGTAGCTAAGCAAGTTGATTTAGGTATAACACAAAATAAATGGAATCATTCAATGGGAGGTGCACATAAGCGAGCATCTCATGTTGCAGCCGATGGTAGAAGATATGATCTTGATAAAGGTTGTCCTATTCCCAATGAAAAAGGAGTGATTGAATATATATATCCTCACCAGAAAATAAACTGTAAATGTTATGGGTCGATTATATTGCCGTTTGATTTGAATAAATAATTTGACAATTTAATTTAAGAAATGATATATTTATGGGGTAGGCATATTATTTTTTTCATTTATAATATCTCCAATAGAAAATGACCAGCATCTAAAACGTGCTGGTTTTTTCGTTTCTATCGTCTAATGGTTAGGACATTGGCTTTTCAAGCCAGTAATCTGGGTTCGAGTCCCGGTAGAAACACCATTATTTCATCCTATTCAAATAAAAAACCCGCTTTATTTGTGGAACGAAGCGGGTCGGTTGTGTTTTATGCAACCAGCAATAACGTTCCACATTTATTATTTGTTGCATAAGCCATAATTATATCTCAGACTAAAAATATTTACTTGTATAAAATCAATCTGATATAATGCACACATATGCAGCTGTGGAACGATGCATGATATAAGAATAATTATATTGTGTTTTCCACAGGTGTACTATGCCAAATTCATTGATCAAGAGCATATCCAAGCAAACAGGTGAAAAAAAACCTGCTCTAGAAAATACCTACAAAGCACTAGAAAAACAAGCCACTAAAAATGGTGCAACTAATAAATATGCGTATGCAACAAGCGTAATTCAGCGTATGTCGGGTTATAATCCCAAGAATGAGAGCAAATAATATGCTTGCTCAATTTACATTTGATAAACCAAAAACACCAATCATTTACGATATGCAAGAATCCAATCGTGGTATTGATGATAATGGTTATTTACATGTAGAAAATTGTGTAATCACATCCCAACAAGTCAATCCATATAAAGGTAAAGAAATCAAAGGATGGCAAGAATTAAATCTTGATCCTGAGAAACATTACAATATCCTACGTCCAATTGCTGAAATTGAAAAAGGTATGGAAACATATAAAAATGTTCCATTAACTGATGATCATGTAATTATTGCACCAGAAAAGCCAATGCGCGAACGTGTACTTGGATGGTCAGGTAGCAATATGGCTATCGATGGGGATGATTTAATAGGTGATATACACGTATATGTGGGTAAAGGTATTAATGATATTGAATCAGCTGACAATGATCCTAATAGAGGAAAAAAGCAATTATCAGCAGGATACGGATACGATCTAGTTCCTGAAAAAGGAAGCTTCAAAGGTCAAGAATATGATTTTAAGA